AAAATTGTTGAAACAGTTGTAGCAATTGGCAATACAGGTACTTCTGCTACCATTGATCTATCATTAGGTACTTTATTTACTGCTAATTTAACCGGTAATGCTACCTTAACAATTACAAATCCAGGTACTGTATCCTCATTTACTTTGATACTTACTAACGATGCAACGGCCGGTAGATCAGTAGCATTTGCTGCTTCTGGTGGTTCTTTCAGGTTCCCAGGAGGAGCAGCAGCTCTTGCACGTACTACAACTGCAAATGCTATCGACGTCTGGTTCTTTATGACACCAAATGACGGTACTACATATTTTGGCTCACAGCCAATGAAGAACCTTGCAGCTTAATTAACTTAACCCTAACTAAAGGAAATAAAAAATGGCACTAACAGCAGAACAACAAGCACAACATGACGCTCATCTTGAAGTCGAAACCGCTCGACACGTCAATCAAATGGCTATACAAGCTAAACAAGCAAAACTGGAAGCAGTTCGCCTGGCTAAAGAAGTTTTAATTGAAAACGCGCGCAGCAAAGCTGTAGACTCTCGTGATGTAGCTGCTGCTGACATCACTGCTTTTGCTGGAGTATTGGTTACTTATATTAATGCTTGATGGATAGGTTTGAATACTTCCCAAGTTGTGTTTACCGTGAAGAGCACCCTGATTGGGTAGGATATACCCGTCAGGTTGTTCAGAAGTATTACGACCAAACTGCATCCGACAGCGTGTTGGGTCAGACGGTTCACATGGCCGATGACCCAGATTTAAAATTTTTAGTTGACTATTTAGTGTTAGCTTCAGACACTATTTTGCGCGAGCAAGGCTATGATATGGACAAATATGAGTTGTACGTGTCCGGTTTATGGGGTCAAGAAGTTAAATGCAATGGCGGTACCAATGTTCATGTACATAAACACAGCCAAATTTGCGGTTGGTTTTTTTTAGAAACTCCCGTAGGTGGCGCTTATCCGGTATATCATGAACCGAGGATGAACAAGCAAATAATTGAGCTGGACAGTATTCAAGGAACAGAGCTTACAAACGCGTCAGAGCAAGTACACTTTAACAGTGTTAGGCCCGGTACAATTTTAATGGCAAACTCTTGGATACCTCACCAATTGATACAGAGTAATTCACAAGTACAGACAAAGTCAGTACACTTTATTGTTTCGCATAAGGAGCGTTGATGGAATACCTTTTAACTCCATACACAAGCGGCGTACAACCGTGGGCTTGGTGGGAGGGCGCGTTTACTGAGCAAGAGTTAAATTGGCTTCAAATACAAGCAAAAAATGCCGAATTGAGGGCGTCGGTTGGTGAAGAAGGCCGCGGCGGTGTTAATACCGAATTACGACGATCACAAGTATCATGGCTTAATAACACGGCTGACACAAAGTGGGTGTTTAATAAACTTGCAGACGTAGTGTCGAAAATAAACGCGCTTCATTTTCGCTTTGATCTAACTGGTTTTGGGGAGGCTTTGCAGCTCACAAACTACGATCAATCCGAAAATGGTATGTATGGGTGGCACCAAGACTCTGGTGGGGCGGGTATAAGTCGTAAGCTGTCAATGACGGTACAACTAACGGACCCGTCGGAATATGAAGGAGGTAATCTTCAAATGTTGACAAGCAGGGATCCTGAGAATGTACGCAAACAGCGTGGGCTTATTGCAGTATTTCCATCGTATACTTTGCATCAAGTAACTCCAGTTACCCACGGTAGTCGACAATCTTTAGTAGCTTGGGTATCGGGACCTGCATTTAAATGAAAAAAGAATATTTTGAGCATATCGCTTTATACAAAGACGTGTACCCTGAAGGGTATTGCCAGCATTTAATTTCTGAATTTAATCGTTTGGAAAGCGGTGGAGCTGGGTCAAACAGACAGAAATCTGATAACGTTTTAAAACACTCTAAAGATGATCATCAAATTATAATTCAAATTAATAATCATAATTTAATTGGATTTGGCGAAGATAATACATGCGATTTATTTTTTGATGGGTTACAACGTTGCTATGATGATTATACAGATAAATACTCGGTTCTTAAAGATAACGGAAAAATTAGAGCAACGGTAATGAAAATGCAGCGTACAGGGCCCGGAGGCGGCTATCATGTTTGGCATGCTGAGCAAGGCCCTGGGCAACATGCTCGTCGAGCTGTAGTGTATATGCTTTATTTAAATAGCATTGCTCCGGAAGATGGCGCGGAAACCGAGTTCTTATATCAAAAGAAACGTTTTAATCCAACAGAAAACCAAATGGTCGTATGGCCAGCTGCGTTTACCCATGCACACAGAGGTAATCCTGTGCTTGGAGAAACACATAAATACATTGTTACAGGGTGGTTTTACTATGACTGAGTTTCAAACAAACAGCTACGTTTTAATCAAAGGTTTTTTTAAACCTGAAGAGCTTGACACCATCTCTCGTTATTTGGAAAACTCTTTAAAACGATATCCAAAAAATATTTTTGAAGTCGGGGTAGACAGTAGCAGCAGAATTTCTTGGTATGCTGACCCTTTAATTGAAGTTATTTTAAAAAACTCTTTACCTGATGTAGAGGCGGCGACAGGCTTGCAACTTGATCCAACGTACTCATTCACCCGCGTGTATCAAAAAGGTGATGAATTAAAGCCCCATGTGGATAGACCAGCTTGCGAAATTTCTGTAACATCACACATTGCAACAGTTGGAAAACCTTGGCCAATCTACATGAAGGCCCCAGGCAAAGCGCCTACCGTTCATTATCTTGAACCCGGTGATGCCTGTATTTACAAAGGTTGTGACGTCACACATTGGCGCGATAAAGCAGTGGACACAGACATTAACGTCCAGGTAATGCTGCATTACGTGGATAAAAACGGCCCAAATTCTGGGTATAAATTTGACGAGCGGACTTCGCTCGGTGTAAATAAAGGGAGTTGATTTATGGCTATTGGAACTTCTAAACTAGGGGTGCTGGGTGCTGGTATTGTACCCGGTGGGACGCAAACATTTAACGCTCCTGGTACTTTTTCGGTACCCCCTGGTGTAACAAAGGTAAGTATTACCGGTAAAGGCGCGACTGGCGGCGCTGGCAACGCTGGGGGCTCTGGTAATTCTGGTGGAGGCGGAGGCGGAGGCGGGGGTTGGGCAGTAACAATGTGCTATTGCGGATGCATTTACGGTTCTTTACCGGGTGGCGCAGGCGGTGCAGGCGGCGGCGGAGCAGCCGGGGGCGCTGGTAAGCAACTAAAACCATTTCCAAACGTTAATGGAACACCCGGGAGTGCGGGTGGCGGGGGTAACTCCGGTGCATCAGGTAATACTGGTACCGCAGGTCCTGCAACCACTGCGTTTAGTTTAAGTTTACCCGGTGGTGCTGGTGGTAACGGTGGTGCTGGTGGTAACGGTGGTGCCGGAGGTAACGGAGGCGCTAACGGTACTGGTGAGGGTGCCTTTAGTCAGTCTGGTGGTGCCGGAGGTAATCCTGGAGGTAATCCTGGTAATCCAGGAAGTAGTCCCCCATCGCCCGCGGGTAGAGGTATAGGGGGAAATGGTGGCGGCCCAGGAGGAGGAACTGGTGGTGGTCGCTATGGTAGCCAAGCAGGTATACCCGGCAATGCCGGTAATAACCCTGACAGTGGCGGTGGTGGCGGTGGTGCCGGCGGTGCATGTTACCGCGGGTTTAAGGGAGGTGGCGGCGGCGGAGGTGGTGGTTCTGGTGGCAATGCAGGAGCCAATGGAAATGCCGGTTCTGCAGCTAACCCAACTACTTTTAATTGTGTTTCTGTCTCTCCCGGGTCACCGTATCCTGTTGTCGTTGCCAGTGGGGGAAATGCAGTAATTAGTTGGAATCCACAATAATGAACAAGATGTCAATAAAAGAGCGATTGGCTCAAATTGAGCTAGAACAAAAGTTGCACGAAGCCGAGCACGCGTTTAAAACGTTAAAAAGTAACGCTCAACGGGCTAGATCTGTAACGGCTGGTACGGCTTTTGGTGGTGTAGTAGAGGTGGCGATGCGTGGAGATGGTAGCGACGCGTTGTGGTGTTTACTCCAACCCGTAGAAGCCATTGAGTTAATTCACCAACTTTCATCAGCTATTGGATGTCATATTGCTATTAAACCTCGCGAAGATTTGTCAAGTTGGCGCGGTTGGAACTTGTCAGAGACACAGCAGTTAGATTTTAATGGACATGCTCCATTCTCCAACCCTGTACCAGTAGCAGATGCTTCTGGCGGAAAATTACCCCCACCTGAAAAACAATCAGGTATGAAAATAACTAGGAGCACTAAAAATGTTGTGGCAACTGAAAAAACTATCAACCGGCGAAGCACTAAACGAGCCTCAAAAACTACCTGAAAACTGGGGTCCAATCTTTGGCATGAGCGGTTTTATTGACCGCCTTGGTGATTTATCGTGGCTTGGGGATGCTTACGCCGATCAGGGGTGGGTTGAAGTAGGAGAAGAGCCTCCAACTATTGTAACTGAAGCCGAGGTGCTTGCATCTATTGAACAATGGTTAACAAATACCGCGTGGGCAGTTGCAGAAGACGATCGTACCCTTACTAAAGGTCAACGTGCGGATTGGATGACGTTCCGCCAAGCCTTGCGCGACATACCTTTGCAGGTAGGGTTCCCTACCAATATTATATGGCCATCTCAACCGGAGTAAGTATGTCCTCACCTGAAATTAAGATCATTGCTGTCAGTAACGTTTTTTGTAGATTAATGCATTTTGTTGAAGTTGGAGATGTTGAGTACGGCCATCAACATAGTTATGATCATGCGACACTTGTGAGCACTGGGTCTGTTGTGGTAGATGTTTTAGACGACAATGATGTAGTTGTATCATCTAAAGTTTTTACCGCACCTAATATGGTGTTTATTCACAAAGACAAACGACATCGTTTAACTGCTTTGGAAAAGAACACCGTATGTTCATGCATTCATGCTGTTCGGGATGTAGAAGGTGAAATTCTCGACCCTGAGTTTTTACCTGAGCCTGTATGGTCTGAGGACAAAGGGGAAATTCATCAACTTGTAAGCGATTATACTGGTAAGCCAATGATGCCTTTTGCGCCTCAATGAACAAGTACCTGATCCGGTTTAACAAATCAAAAGGGCAACCGGGCCGGGGTTC